TCGAATTAGTAAAACTACTAATTGCGTTAGTTACTGTATTACGATAGAAAGAATTTAACGCAGTAACTTGTTGAGCTAAACTGCTAGTACTGTTGTTTAGTAAGGTAATTGAATTGGTAAAACTGCTAATCGCTGTGCTTACTGTGTTTTGATAAAAAGCATTTAACGTAGTAATCTGTTGACCTAAACTACTTGTACTGTTGTTTAATAATGTTATCGAATTATTAAAACTACTAATTGCTGTAGTTACTGTGTTATAATAGAAACTTTGTAAATCAGTAACTTCACGAGCTAGGCTGCTAGTACTATTGTTTAATAAGGTGATTTCATTAGAAAATACACTGATTGCGGTACTTACTGTATTGTAATAAAAACTTTGTAAATCACTAACTTCATGGGCCAAACTACTGGTACTATTATTCAATAGGGTTATTTCGTTATTAAATGTACTAATTGCTGTAGTTACTGTGTTTTGATAACTGCTTTTTAAAAATGTAACATCCTGGGCTAAACTGCTAGTACTATTATTGATTAATGTAATTAAGTTAGTAAACGTGCTTATAGCTGTTGAATTAGTGCTGGTAAATGCCGAATACAAATAATTAAGTTCGGAAGCAAAACTGGTTAGGCTGTTGTTTACTAGAGTGACTGCGTATTGATATACAGATGTAGCACTGCCCATAAACGTATTAAATTTGTTTTCATATTCGGCAATTTGCTGTGCCTCAGTATTCAAATCATTTTGAAACAACTGCATGGTGGCAGTAAAACTTGCATAATCTGATAGGATTTGAGCAATGGTAGTAGTACTGATTGTGCTGGTATTTGTTGCGGTGAGGATAGTAGTCAACGCGGTTACGTTGCCATAAACCTCAGTAAAATTATTGTTTACCTTGTCAAAAGCGGTGCGAATACTGTCCCCAGTACCGTCGTTTACTTGACCACCCAGGTTGATTGTTTGTTGAGACATCAAAAATCCTCTATAGAATACTATAGAGGTATTTACCTAAAACGCTAGGGAATTTAGTGTAGGGTTCTGTTGCCTAAATCTTTGAGGTCATCTATACCAAAAATACTTAGGATCATCATTACTTCTTCTGGAGGATCTTCCATTAAGTGTTCGGGAATCATAAATTGTTTTAATTCCCCGTCTGGACCTAGAACAAATCCAAAGTCATCGGCACCGTATTCGTCATCGTCGTATTCTTCAACTGTTACGACTGCTTGTATATTTTCGTTGGGCATACTTTCTCTCCATATAAAGTATAACATATTTTGTGACTATTCAGTCACTGACTAACAAATTAATTGCCCTCCATTTTAATGTTAATTCTATCCCAATCAATGATCTTCCATTGATTTGTCAAATATTTTTGTTTATCAGCTTGGTAGTCTAAAGCCCAAGAATGTTCCCACCAATCAATAAGTACTAATATATCTTGTTCAATTTTGTGATTTACGATGGTTTTAATTTTACCACTCCGGGACAAATAGACCCAGCCACTGCCTTGTATCTTCATGGCAGTTTTTTCAAACTCCTCTTTGAATTTATCCCAACTCTTAAAATGTTGCTCAATAAAGTCTAAAATAGCACCAGATGGAGAATTGCTACTTCTTGGAGGACGGAATTGGTTAAAATAAATGCTATGTAAAAATGCTCCGGCTTCGTTAAAGTCTGGGTCACCTTCACCGTTGTTAAAACGATCAACATAGGCTTTGTATAGTTTACCAAAATGATAATCAATGGCCTGTTTACTTAAACTACGTCCTAGCCCATCACGAGCATATGGTAAGGCAATTTGAGTCAATTCCTTAGGAGTACGGCCTTCGGCAATTGTTTTAATGAAATTATACATATATAAATATTCTGTCAAGTGGTTAACAGGGCATCCAAGGACCCCTAACTACGAACTTTCCCTGTCTTTGCGTAGTACAGCCAATGTGGCTTAAAGGTAAATTGGCACTTGACTTCATTTTTTGCATATCAGTATTTAGTGGCTATTAAATAACTATACATTTATAAAGGAATCCATAACATGGAACTCATTCTCGTTATTACATTTGTTGCTCTTGCTGCCTTGGCATTTTATTATACCCGTAAGAAACCTGCCAGCACAGTAGCAACACCGTCGACCGTTGAAGAAGCACCTGCTCCTGTAGTTGAAGAAGCTCCAGCTCCAGCTCCAGTAGTTGAAGAAGCACCTGTCGCTAAGAAGCCACGTAAGCCACGTGCTCCTAAGGCTGCTCCTGCCCCGGTAGTTGCTGAAAAGCCAGTCAAGGCTACACGTAAACCACGTGCTACAAAAGCAACTGCCGCTATTACTGCGACACCTGCTAAGAAGCCACGTGCTCCACGTTCAAAAAAGGTTTAATTCTTTAGCTCTAAGGATTGGCTCTTCGGGGCCTTTTCTTTTTGGCTAAATAAAAGTGAGGATCGCGTATCGCCAAATACCACCCTCTCTACAAGTTATAAAGGAACTTACAGCATGACTATTTACTATGTCTATCAATTAATCGATCCTAGAAATGGACTTCCATTTTATATCGGAAAAGGGTCAGGGGATAGGGCTTATCAACATTCTCAATTCAAAGACGGAAATAAAAATCCATACAAAGATCGAAAAATAAGAAATATATTAAAAGAAGATCTAGAAGTTGTTGTAGAATTTTTACACACTGATATTGAAGATGAAAATATGGCCTATACCTTAGAAGAAGAAGCTATAGATAGAATAGGAATAGAAAACTTAACCAACTTATCAAATAATAGAAATCCGCCTTCTAGGAAGGGTTGGACACCGTCAAAAGAAACAATAGAAAAACGTAGTGCCAAACTTAAAGGAATACTACGTACAAAAGAATGGTGTGAAAAGTTGTCTAAAGCTAAATCAGGAATGAATAATCCTATGTATGGCCGTGAAGTATCTGCAGAAACATTAGATAAACGACGACAATCGATGTTAAAATATTGGGCTAAGAAAAAAGCCCAAGTGATTTAGCATACTCTGCTAACGCAAAACTAGCCAAATTCTTTCCTTTGCTCTCCGCCATAATATCAAATCGATCGGTAAATTCCAAAGCCCAATCATTAACTGCGGTATTCCAATAAAAGTCTGAATGAGCACGAAGCTTCTGTTTCTTGTGACCTTGTTCTAAAAGAGTGGCAATGTCGGGTCGAACAATGGTGCTATGGCCTACCAAATAATCTTCACGACTGACAGAATAATGGCAAGTAGGGCGAATGCCACGCCAAGACTGAACCACGCGATCAACACGTGGGTCCATGGGGGAGATGTATTCTCCACCTGTTTTAATCCCATGGTGATGAATGTCCAATACGATAGGAACGACATCAGCCAACTCAAGACAATCATCCAAACCATAACTAATCTCCTCGTTTTCAATAGTTAACATATTACGAGCCTCAGGGCTCAAGCGTTTCAACGCCTTGCGGATACCTTCAGGACCTTGGCGACCACTGATGTGTACATTGATCTTAAAATCCTGGAAAGTCTTACCATAGCCCATCCAACGAGCCATGTCAGTATGATACTCAAATTCTTCTATGCTACGGTTGACAATGTCGGGATTATCACTGGCGAGTACTGTAAACTGTCCAGGATGAAAGCTAAGACGTACATTATGGAGCCTAGCAAGGTCACCAATAGTGATAAAATTTCTAGCACAGTATTCCATGACGTCATCACGACGCCAAAAATAGCTCCAGCTAGATTCGGTGTAAGCAGGTAAAATATCACTGCTAATACGAACCATGCGAAGATGTGGATCCAAACGGGATACACGTTCCACCAAACGGCGAGTTGATTCAATATTTTGGACCATAATGTCCCAAAGTTTTTGTTCAGCCACTTCACGAGTTTGGCGATTGAGCCAGGAGATTGTGGTGCCTCCGGTGTTGTATTGTTTTGCGTCATCTGTTGCCTTAATGCCATCTACCTGTTCTGCGTGATCAATCCACTTACACGCAAAACCAATTCGCTTAATCATTGTTTACTTTCTGTAAAGTTCATGTTCGTCATAGTATTATTTTACACTACTTTGCGGAAATAGTCAATGGTCTTAACCAACCCCTTATCCAATTTGATTTTTGGTTCCCAGTCTAAAAGTGCTTTGGCTAGTGTAATATCGGGTTTACGTTGTTTTGGATCATCTTTTGGCAAATCCATAAAAACAATGTTACTGTCACTTTTGGTTAATTTGATGACCTTCTCGGCCAATTCCTTGATGGTAAATTCGCCAGGATTTCCAATATTGACTGGTTCGTGATAATCGCTGTGCATCAACAACATCATACCATCTAAAAGGTCTTCAAAATAACAGAAACTGCGGGTTTGGTCACCTTCTCCATAAATGGTGATATCTTCTCCACGTAG